AAGGAATTGTTTCATCTTTTATTTTATCGCCTATATCGACCGCATTGTAAGTCAAAAGCTGTTTATCAGTAGCTTTTATGAGAGTACCGTCAATCTGGTTGTTTTTATATGAAGTCATAACTCCTGCGATATTAGTTTCAAACTCAACGGTCGTTGGATTCCATTCATTACCAGAGGTTACGGTTGTTATTCTTACCATAGTTTTGCCAAACTTATCAATGAGGCTTTTAGCTGTTGCAATTACACCTGAATAGTCAAAAGTTGCCATAACTACACCCTAACCAATTTAAGACCGCCTGAGGCAGTTAAGAATGGAGCTAACAAAGCATTTAACTGAGTAAATGATTTTGTCTCGGTGCTATTGTCACGATATTCGATTTCAATTTCTGCTATTTTTTCTCTGATAGTGGTTTTGCCTAGTGTCGGGTTTAAGTCTTCGCCTGAATCAATTAATAGTGCCGCTACAATCTGAGCAGTTTTAATTTCGTTTGGAACTACTGAGCTATCATATTCACACGGGATATAATTTTGTGGATATTGAGTGTAATAGTCGGCACATAGCACACGTGGAAACTGCAAAGCCTGAGTTGATACGGTTTTATAGCCTTTGTAGTTTTGGATTTCGAGATACTGCATTGACTTATGAATTAATACGGTTGTATCTCCAGTTATTACAATTCCATTGTTTACAGCATATTGTTCTAATTCTAATTCCGTAATATAACTATTCGTGTTTACTACTATTGGTTGTATTGTTGCCATTTTAATACCTTGTTTGATTTTATACTGATGTAGTCTCTGCTCATATCTCTTTTTGTTATTAGCTCTGTTTTAAACATTAGAGTTTACTCGCACTAATAAATAAATCATCAACTTGTAAGTCAGTTAATCCAAACATAGCAGTAGCAGATAATAAAGTAGCATCATCTCTCTTCCATATCTGTGCTTTATCAATAAATGCTTTCTCTGCAAAGGTTCTCTCTGTATTATTCGCCCACGCTTCATAAGCAGAGCTAAGTCCTACTGCATCTATAAATATTGAGTCCATTATAGCTCCTTTTATAATCTTAATAATACCCTAAAAAAAGGGCACTATAAAATTACTTTTTTAGTCGTAATTTGTTTTGATAGTCTTGAACTTCTTTCTCGCTCAATGCCACGCCTGTAGGAAGCCCGTCCTCGTTATGAGTAGGGACTTCTTGAACTTCTTTCTCTTTTGCCATTTTAAATCCTTGTGATATTTTAATGTAAAATTATAGCATAACCTTAACCCAATCAGGGTAGTTTGTGGAGTTGAAGCGATTATGCGCACCAGATATTTTTAAGTCGTGAGCTTCTCCTGCTTCTTTTATTGAGTTAAATTCGCCTTGAGGAGTTTTATATATAAACTTCGATACTTTATCTTTTTGCATTGATTGTTCAGCTGTATATCCACGATTTAGTCGCATTGCAATAGTTTCTCTTTTTATTCCAGTTTCTCTTGACCACTCTTGAAGTGTTTGAGTTTTTCCAAATGCTGTAATATTTCTATTGCTTGATTTATTGTTAGCTTGTTGTATTGTTGTAGCCCATCTACAATTTGTTTTTTCATAGTTTCCATCGTTATCTATTCTGTCTATTTGAAGACCAGAATCAGGAAGTAATCCCATATCTTCTAAAAAGTTTTCATAACTACTACCCCATCTTTCACATACCCTTATACCTCTACCACCATATATATCATATCTTTTGTTTTTTGGATTATTGCATCTTGAATTCATTGCTATCCAAGCCATATGAGTTTTATATTCCAAAGTATTTTTTTTTAGTGGGTTTGAGTGTCCGTGAGTTTTGTTTCCTCTTGTAAACATTGCACAACTATTACACTGAGTTGTATTGTTAGAGGATAAATTGTATTTTTCTACAATGAGGTATAAGCCGCAATCACATTTACATAAAGCGGTTCTTTTTATATCTAGTTTTTGACTTCTTATTTCATCTTGAAGTCTCAATACAACTAATTTTCCGAATCTAGCACCTTTTATAACTGAGTGTTCTTTTGCCATAATAGCTCCTTTTATGGAACTATTATAGTGTAGATAAAATTAATATCCCCTTAAGACACCCTAATTTGTAATTAAGAATGCAAGTGGTACTGACTTTCTATCAACAACTCTACTCCAAGTCGTAGCAAGTGCTAATTCTGCATTAGTAAAACCACCCTCGCCTGCTGGTGTGCCTGTGTTTTGGTAACCAAAAGGGTGAATCATCCAAGTTTTACGCTCACCGATGTATTCAACACCGCCACCGTTGCCTGCCATTTCATCACGCTTTGTTTCTACCGGATTAAGAGGAGAACCGTTACCATAAGCGAATGCACCCGCACCAAATAAGATAGTGGTGTATTTCAATCCGCTTGTCGTACCAGCTGTTACAGTTAAACCATCATCTACAATTACGCGTTTACCCATAAAAGTTGGAATAGTGAGCTTACCTAAGCTGTCTGGGATATAATCAATATCGTCAGCATCTACCATTTGTTTCAGTACTGCGCTATGTACACCAACTGCTGTAATGTTTTCACTTGCATCGCCCATTGTAAATACAGCCGATGTGAAGTTAGCTCTCGACCACTTTGTAGCTGCTGTTTGTGCGCCCGTTGATTCTGCTGCAACATTAACAACCATATCCCCTGAGTTTGAAGCTATATTGTCAGCTAATACGCCGTTTGTGACTGCGATAAGTTTGCGTTGAAACTGTCTCATCCAGTAAGTGCCAAATCTGTTTCTTACGTGTTGATTTGCGTCAGCACCGCTTAACTCATTAGCTAGGTCAGAGTTTGAATACCATTGATTAAGTGCGATAACTCTACCAATCATTTTTGCAGTTGAGAGTTTTAAAGCTGCTGCATAAACTGCAGGGTCTGAACTTGATAAATTTGCCTCGACTGTTGAATCTAAATCCTTCCAAAATGGAATATTAAAAGTTTCGCCGCCTGAATTTGCAAGTCCATTGAGAGTCGCACTATTTACTAATACGCCTGAATCAAAAAACGCTGTTTTCTCTGGAGAGTTTACCGCATCATATCCTAGATATACTTCTGGGATGATAACATCTGTCAATCGTGTTGTTGCCATTATAATTCCTTATTTTGTGCCAGCGAGTCGTCTATACTCATCTGGGTTTTTTCTATAAAGCTCAACTCTTTCTGATTCTGTCATATCTTTGAAAGTCTTTGAACCGCCGCCGCTGTTATTCCCTTTGTCATTTGTACCAGTCGCTTTTGAGCGAACGAATTTTGCTAAGTCTTTTTTCAAGTCTTCTAAGTCCTTAGTGTAAGATACTTCCTCGCCCTCAATCTTCACAAAATCTTGAGCAAAACGTGCAATAATTTCCTGCTCTAACCCGTCACTTGTTAAACTTGCAGCCAACTCACGAAGCATTAAATCACGTTTGGAGGTTGAAATTTTTTGAACCAACTCATTAAACTTTTGCTCATATTTTAGCTTCTCCTCGCGGTCTTTAGCTGATAGCTCTTTAAATTTGCCTTGTTCTTCAAGTGTCTTTTTTTCCGCTTCATCACGAAGTTTCTCTAATTCACTCAAACGAGTTTTAGCATCTTTGTTGCTATCTCTCTCGGACTTTAAAGCATTTTTTAATCCGATTGTGTCCTCTAAGCCATCCACTTTAAGCTTATAGCCGCTCTCAGTTTTGTCATAGAATCCGTGCAAAGCCGTATCTATACCATCTAAACTTTCAACTTGTAACTTTAGCATTTTTAACATCCCGTTAAATTAATTTACAGACCCGCTGTATTGTTAAAATTATACTATAAAATTAAATGATTGTTTTTTGTGTGGGGAGTGTAGCAAAATTAATCGCTACTTCATTGAGCCTAAAATAGATGAAGTAATCATTCTCCCTATAAATTCTTTTGGAGTCATATTTTCAAATAAAAACCCTAAGACCAAAGCCTCATAAACCTCAGGTCTTGTCTTCTTCCACTTTTGCACCGTGTCTTTGTTTAGCTTGTAGTGGGTTGCTAGTTGTAGGTTGGTTGGCGTCATTGCATAATTCCTTTTAGAAAACAATCAATCGCTTCGTCAACTGCTTTTATTATTTGCTTTGGCTTAACATTTTCTCTAATCTCACTGGCTTTTACAA